GCCCTGAGCGACGATATCTACAATTACATTTGTGGGTATGCCGATGATCACGATGGTCCTACTCCGTCGATTCGGGAGGTATCCAAAAACTTTGGCATGTGTTATTCGGCGGCCTATCATCACATCATGAAACTGATCATTGATGATCGCCTGATGCAGCGGGATGGGAAGTTGGTGGTGGTGGGGTCCGATTGGTTATCTCCAGATTATCAAAATAGATAATCTTGTTAGATAACATTAGCACCTTACATCCGTTCTAAATTCAATCTATATTAATAGCATACCCTTTGAAAGGGGTCGCCAGCGGATCACCTTATCCCCTTGTGGCCCCGTAACTCGTATGTCGCGGACGAAATTCGGCTTACATGCCGTGTGGGGCCCCCACCCCCTATATCCGCCCTGGGGCCGTATCCCTGATCCCCAACCCCCTAGCGGCCCCTCCTGTTTTTGGATTAGAAGCCAGCCCCGGCTCGTTAGGCTGGTATGCGCAACCGAATTCGGGATAGTGCGCTCTTTATCGACATGAGGAGACTCGAACGACCAGGAGTACAACGGACAGAATCCGAGTCGAAGTATCCTCCGTCCGCTACTGGTGCAGCAGTGGTGTCTTCAATGGGATGGTCGTCTGCAACGGCCTCCCAACCTTTCCTTTGTAACCCCTTTTGGAAAAGCGCGAGCCGGAGCGCGTTGACATAAAAAGCCGGTAGCAAGAACCCCCTGGCCTGATCAGTCAGGGGGCAGGTAACAAACCATCGCGATCCCCGTGTGGGTCGCCCAGCGGCACGGCGCTGATTTTTAGCGTTGTGTCGTTTTTGTTGTTTGGAGGTGTCATGCAGGGCTTAACGGTAGGGCGGATTGTGCATTATGTGCTCTCGGAATCCGAAGCAGATGTGATCAATCGTTTTCGCAATATCAGTGGAAACGGTCCTGACAATCTCGGTGTTGGTGCGCAGGTACACCAGGGTAATCGTGTTAGTGCTGGTGAACACGTGGCGATGATTGTCGTCGCTGTGTGGGATCACCAACCTGAAGGCGGTAACGGCTGCTGCAACGGACAGGTTTTGTTGGATGGTAATGACTCGGTGTGGGTGACGAGCTGCACCTACGGCGAGGATAACCGTCCTGGATCATGGCACTGGATCGAGCCAGCGTAGGCAAGCATGACCGAAAAAAAGCGGACGAAAGCTGGATTAAGCAGCAAGCAGCAGGCCTTTATCGAGTATTACATCGGTGAAGCGCGCTTTAATGGCGCGGATGCTGCGCGAAAAGCTGGCTATCCGGAGCGATCCGCGCGGCAGCAAGCCTCCCGACTGTTGACAAATGATGACATCCAGGCGGCGATCAAGCAGCGCATTAGCGAGATTGCGATGTCATCGCATGAAGTCCTCGTCCGACTCTCGGAACATGCGCGCGGCAGTATGGAAGATTTTATCGACGTGAAGACGATGACCGTCGATCTCCAGAAGGCTGCCGATAAAAATCAGCTTCACCTTCTCAAGAAAGTCAAGGTTGTCAGCCGGACTTTAATCCCTCGTGACAAGGACGAAGAGGAAATCACGCGCATTGACACTGTCGAATTCGAGCTTTACGACCAACAGGCCGCACTCGCGCTGCTAGGCAAACACCATAAGTTATTTGTGGAGCGGCATGAGTTAGCGGGTAAGGACGGCAAAGCTATCCCGATATCCGTTCAGCCGTTCTCGGATATGGATGATGACGAGCTTGATCAATTCATCCAAGAAAACGGCGGCTAGGCTCGCCAAGGAAGAAAAAGCGCGACGCCTCGCCCAACGCTCTTTAACAGCTTATAAGAGGCTTGTCTACCGGCGCTACCAACACGCCCTGCATCTAGAAGCCCTGGATCGTCTGCTGGAGCAGGTGACGCTCTACGTCGAGACTGGCGGGAAAGAAGGCATCGGGCGGGCCATCATTGAGATGCCGCCGCGACACGGCAAAACCATGTCCGTGTCGAAGCTCTATCCCACCTGGCACTTAGGGCGTAACCCAGACCACCGGATCATGCTGGTGAGTTATGGCGCATCACTGGCCCGCAAAAACAGCCGCTTCGCCCGCGCGATGATGCGCACAGATCGTTATCAGGCGATCTTTGGCGGTGTGGTCGCCAGCGAAAACGGAGTTTCCTACTGGGATGTCTCCGGGAGCCTGACGCTTGATCCGTCCAGCGCGGCGGCTGAAGCGTGGGATCTGGCTCCGCCGCATGAAGGCGGCATGGATGCGATGGGCATCGACGGCGCGGCCACCGGCAAGGGCGCGCACGTTCTGATCCTGGATGACATCATCAAAAATCGCGCGGATGCCGAAAGCGATCTCGAACGCGATAAAGCCTGGGAAGCCTTCTACGATGACCTGCTGACACGGTTGGAACCGGGCGGTGCGGTTATCGTGATGATGACACGGTGGCATGAAGACGACCTGATCGGGCGGCTGGATAAGTACGACCCAGAAGGATGGGTCCACCTGCGACTGCCAGCGCTGGCGGAAGAAGACGACCCGCTAGGGCGCGCCATCGGTGAGGCGCTGTGGGAAGCACGTTACCCACTGGAAACACTGCTCTCCATCAAACGCAAGCGCAGCCCGTACTCGTGGGCATCGCTGTACCAGCAGCGACCTATACCGCGCGAAGGTGGATTGTTCCAATGGCAGGATATCCACGAACACCGGGTAGACAGTTTCCCGGATCTGGTGCGAGTCCTGGTCGCCGTGGACCCCACCGGCTCTGCGGATGGGGATGAGGTAGGGATGGTCGCTGGTGGCGTGGCTCGTGATGGGCATGTGTATGTCATTGAGGACGCCAGCCGACACGGCTCCCCAGCGCAGTGGGGGCGGGCCGTGGTCACAACCTACCGGAAGCACCAGGCGGATCGCGTGGTCGCTGAAAAGAATTATGGCGGCGACATGGTCGAGTCGGTGATCCGAACGGTAGACAGCACTGTGAGCTATGAAGGAGTTAATGCGACGCGCGGGAAAGAATTACGGGCTGAACCCGTCGCGGCGCTGTACGAACAAGGGTTGGTGCACCATGTCGGCGAATTTGAGCAGCTTGAAGACGAGATGACCACCTGGAAGCCCGGTAAAAAGTCGCCTAATCGGATGGATGCGCTGGTGTGGCTGATTACAGCGCTGGTGCTAGATGAAGAAAAGCCTGCCAAGATGCGGCAGGTCAAGAGGAAGTGGTGAAAGCGTGAGACGACCCACCTTAGCATGGCGCAAGCGGCAACCTGTTCAGGAGATTATCGGACAGGTCCAACGCATATACCGAGTGATCGGCTCCTGGTGGTCGAACCTGCACAGTGCCGACATCGCGCGCGACTGGACCGTACCCGATGCGCGGTTCTGGGATATGGCGCGGCGCTGCAAAGTCAAGGGTCTGGAACTGTCGGGACTCTTCTTGAAGCCGCTGGGCAGCAAGGTCGCGAGCTGGGTGCTGGGGCAAGCCCCGAAATGGAACACCAACAGCCCGCGCGCGAAGGAGCTGCTGAACGACTGGTGGACGTCTCATCATGCCCATATTTTGCGCGCCTATGAAGAAGCCGCCGATCTAGGTAACTGTTTCGTGGTCGTCAACAGCGACATGAGCGTGACAGTTCTTCCTCCCAGCGTCGTGACTCCTATCGTCGATGACAATGACTATTCGCGGATTCTGGGCTGGCGCGTGACAGAACGGCACCTGCACCCCACTAATCCCGGCGACGAGATGTTCATTATTGATGAATACACCCTCACCGAACGAACGCAAAAAAAATTGCGTAACGGGGTTGAAGTTTCCACCCAGCGCTATCCCAACCTGATCGGACGACTGCCGATTGTGCATATCCCCAATGCACGCGGCGCGAATGAAATTTTTGGCAGGCCTGAAGGGGAATCCCTGCTGGGGTTGCTGCACTGGTATCAAGAGGTGCTGGTGGCCGCGCTGGAAGGCAACAAACACCAGGGACGCCCCACGCCGAAGATTAAATTTGAAACCATCGAACAATTGAATCGCTTCTTCGACGATAACGGGACAGTCCAGCGGCAGACGATGCCGGATGGCACGGTCGAAGAAACGGTTGTGGTTGACTTTGACTCCGACCGCCTGATGGCGCTGGCCGGGGGCGACTTCAAATATGAGCAGCCGGGAAGCTTCGCGGATGACACAGTGAAGCTGCTGGAGATGCTCTACTACCTCTTCCTGGAGCATACCGAAATCCCTGAATTTGTCATGGGCACGGCGATTGCATCCAGCAAAGCCAGTGCTGAGGCTCAGATGCCCGTTTTTGTGAAGTGGATTGAGAAAAAACGCGGCGAAGTGTCAGGATGGATGATCGAGCTGGCCCAGGTTGTCCTGGCGTACTACTCGCTGTTTGAGCGCGGCGTGAGTACGGATGACGTGCCGGTGCTGGTCTGGGGCGAGCTGACCAACCAGGACGGTCAATTGACACAAGCCGCTGTCGAATGGGCATATGCGGAAGGGCTGCTGGATGATGAGACCGCGCTGAGCCTGATGCCGTTCACCCTGGAAAACGCGAAGGATGTGCTGAAGAAGGCACAGCAGCAGAAGGAAGAACGGCAGGCGAAATTCCAGCAGGAAGGCCCGCCGAATTTCCAGGACTATTTGAACCGTGAGCAGCAGACCGAGGAGCCAGCGGCATGACAAACCCTTGGCGAAATATTAAATCTACCAGCTGACGGCACCAGGTCTTCTCAATGCAATTCCTTAATTATTGGAGGGTGGCATGACGATTACTCCGATGGATGACAAAAACCCAGTGATGGGGCAGGCGCATGGCGTTATTCCAATTACCGTAACGGCCACAGCTTGGCAGGACCCAGTGCGGATCGCCGATTCCCTTGAGCGAATTGCGGTGGCACTGGAAAAAATCGCTGAACAACAACTGTTCCTTGGAAATAACCCCAGGGAGTACGGTTTAGCGGTTGCCCAGGTGATTCAGGAAGCGCTTAACAAGAAGGCATAAATGGCGATTAGTTGGAAGCGACAGCAGCTTAAGCACGAGGCGAAAATGTATGACCGCCTGCGTGGCGACATGGCAGGGTTGATTGTGTCGATCAGCCTGATCGTGCTGCGCGCTGCTGGCCGCGATGGATTGATCCCTAATCGGCGTTCCACGCGCGAAACGCTGTCCCGCGCTATCTGGACGCAGGCCATTAAGCCGTACTTCATCGGGGCAGGGGATGATCCTCTGATCGGCGCGGTGCCCCAGTCGCCCTACATGCGGCTGATCGTCGATGGCATACGCGGGTCGATTCGCATCCAGGCCGAACGGCAGATCGCGATTATCCAAAAGGCTGCGCCAGAGGATGTATTCAAGTGGCTGACCGGGCCGCGACTCCGGGCGACTGTGCGCGAGATCGGCGGTGGTGATCGGCGGCTGGACTATGACCCCTTCCATTTGTTTGTGAATCCCAATGGCTATCGATTGTCGGATAACGGGTGGAACACCGCCATCCGCAGCCGAGCCGCCATTGATAATTTACTGACCTATGAGATTCCACGGCGTACCGCAGCGGTTGATATTGCGACCAAGCTGGAGCCGTACCTCTGGCCGGAAGCGGCACAGGTGCGGACACTAACTCCGTATGGCACGGATGGCAGCTATTGGGCGCGGCGGCTGGCACGGACGGAAATTACTGCCGCTGCTGGTCGCAGCACGGTGAATGCCAGCCTGGGCAATCCTTATGTGGATCTGCTGCGCTGGACGCTATCGGGCAGCCATCCAGAGCCCGATATCTGCGACGAGAACGCGCACGGTGGGCCGACATCCGACGGGCGATATCCTAAAACGGATTTCCCGCAGTACCCCGCGCATCCTCATGAGCTCTGCACGATTGTGCCGGAAGTGACAGCGATGCCTGCCCAGGTGACCGCCGAGCTGCGTCAGGTGATGGCGTCTATTCCATCGGATGGAGAACGGTATCTCCAGCGCGAGCAGCTTCAGGGTGCGTTCAATCTGGACTGGCTGATCGGGGCGCTGATGATGGGCTATTTCGTGCGGGAAGTGGTTGGAGAGGAGCAGGCGGCGTGATCTGGGTGACGGTATTGACGCACAACCGAATTAATCACCTGCGGCGGCTGCTGGAATCGCCTCATTTTGAAGCCGCGATAGCGCGACCTGATGTATCTGTCCTAGTGCTTAATCAGGGCAGCACGGATGACACCGCCGAATTTCTTATCCACTGGTGGAACAACCACCTCCATGACAACGGCACCTATCCAGGGATGGTATGGAACAGCGCTCAAAATGCCGGGATTGTTGCCGGGCACCAGCGGCAGATTGACTGGTTATTGGGTCATGGCCTGCGATGGGGCGATCACATTGTCTTTTTAGACGACGATGTATATCCCACGGCTGACGGATGGCTGGACTATCTGACCATTCCTCTCGAAGCTGGAAAAACGATCATCGGTTGCTACGGCGCAAATGTGACCGCCGATTGGCAGATGGTCCAGGCCACTGAGCGAGGGCTCGTTGACATCGTGAATATGTCGCACACGGCGGTGCGCGCGGCGGTCTTTCTCGAAGGATTCGAGTTTCCATTGGATTTTGGCGTTTGCTGGCATGAGGATAGCGCACTCTGTCTCTGGGCGAAGGATCACGGGTATGAGGTGCAGTATATCGGCGATCCTGAATTAATCGGGCTGCACCACGATCCACATCACAAGTCCACGGATGACCTGTACTGGCGCAACTGGGAAAAACTGAAAGAGCAATACGCACTCAAATTAAGGCTAGGACATGATGCAGGTTAATAAGGTTTGCAACGTCGAAGATTTTCGCGATCCGCAGATGGCCGATCTGGTTCGTGCTGTCTTTCCGCATGAGGTGAGCAAGGCGGCGGATTATCCTATCGGCTTCGAGCATCGCAAGGCATGGGAAGTCGCGCTGGCCTATCATGTCATGCGGACGCACATCACGCGGAAGAATTCGCGCGTGCTGGGAGTCGGGGCAGGGCGCGAAACGACGATTTACCTGATGACCAATTTCGCAGAGGTCCACGCGACTGACCTTTATGCCGATGCCGGGATCTGGCACCAGGCGGCCCCGTCCGACATGTTGCTGGACCCGGCGCGCTGCGCTCCAGCGGGCATTGATTGGCAGCCTGAGAAGTTGATCGTCCAACACATGGACGGGTGCAAGCTGCGGTATCCCGACGGGCATTTTGATGCCGTGTTCAGCAGCTCGTCGATTGAGCACTTTGGCAGCCTGGATGATATCGCACGCGCGGCGCGGGAAATTGGCCGGGTTCTGCGTCCAGGCGGGATTGCGACCATTTCCACCGAGTTCAAGATTACTGGCCCCGATGGGCACGGCTGGGATGGCGTCATGGTCTTCGACGAAAAGACGCTGCACCAGTATGTGATCGAGCCCTCCGGATTAGAGCTCATCGAACCGTTGGATACCACGATCAGCGAGTCGACCCTGGCAAGCGGTTATCCCCTGGTGAACGCGGTAACCGATTACCAGAACGGCAAAGAGCCACCGCGTCCCCATATTGTGATGACCCATCAGGGTTATGTGTTCAGCTCGGTGCATATCGCGCTGCGCAAGGCGAAGGAGGCGTAGATGCCTGCTCAATATTTCACCCTGCCACTACCCAATCATCCGGCACTGATCGAGGTGCAGGAATTTCTGAAAACGAAATTACCGCAGGGCGCGGCCTGGCAGGACCCGGCGACATTTCATATCACGCTGGCGTATGCCGAGGACAATGGCGGCGCGGATCTGAGCCAATTGGCCTGGCCGAAAAGCCTGCCCGTATTCGGGTTGGGTGGTCAGGAACTCGGATTCTTCGATACGCCGGATGGAACAGCAGTG